CCACTAGCCGGCACAGCCAAAACTTGGGGCTGGCTTGAAGCAGCAGTTCCAACAACGCCTCCCCCATAAGATGGCCCCGCGCCTGTTCCATATCGCAGAGTGAGAGTTACCTCTGCTCCTGCTACGGACGCCCAGAACAGTCCAGTAATGACTACCAGATAGCAGCCAGATGAGTTTGGATTCACTACTGTGCTGCCAGTGCTTAGCCCCTGCATCCATGGAGTAGTGCCAAATGTCGCTGTAATCCCAAGTCCAGGAGCAGACCAGGTATGCTGCTTGCCGTTTGCCCTTGCCGCGGCTGCGCTGGCATTACTGGCCATGCTCTGGGCAGTGGCAGCATTGGCCAGAGCATTGGTTGCATTGCTGTTGGCTGTGGCAGCATTGGCGATCGCGGTATTTGCATTAGCGGAGGCTGTATTCGCATTCGTGTTAGCTGTGTTCGCAATTCCAAGAGCAGTGTTGGCTGTGTTCTGGGCAGCGGCAGCGGCGGCGACAGCAGAATTTGCGGTATTCTGAGCGGCATTGACTTCCACCAATGTAGCCATGAGGAGACCGCCATGAGGAGCCCAGCCTGTCATGTTGGTATTGGGATTGTTCATGTTGCCGTTCACGGTGCTGATCACCGTGGAATTGCTTCCAGTGAGAGTCAAAATCGCATTTACCGGGTAGCCTCCAATTGCGGCTGCAAGAGTTGCACTAAATGGAAATTGTCCTCCTGAATTGACCCACAATTGAAAACTAGTGATGATATTGAGAATGCCGTTGAGGTCGCCTCCAGGAGAAGGCACACCGCCTGCGCCTTCTGGTGTCATCGTGATTTCAGGAAATCCGTCTTGGAACGAGGCCAGAAAACTACCCGTGCTGGCATTGGGAATAGAATTGATGTTCCCAGCAGTGGAGAGCGCACCATATCTCCAAGGATTGGTGATGATAATGGGAAGCGTAAGAGACATGATTTCCTCCAGATGCTAAGCGATTGGGCTGCCAATAGGAACTAGTCCAGTAGATGGAGTCCAAATGGAAGCTTGCACTCCTGCGGGCTTTGGAATGATGGCCTTCTGAGTAATGATGTATTGGTTGGTGATCGAGATATTGGCCAAGAACTGAATGACCATCGTCATGTTTCCAAGATCTTGGACATAAGCATACTGAGCAGAAGTCGCCCCAAATAAAACCTGCAGGATTTTGTTGATAGAAGGAGCTGAGCAATTGGAAATGTTAGCCAGAGCTTTGGCCAGCACCACATTCCTGAATATGGAATCATTCAGAGCAACAACAGTGGCAGCCGTGAGCTCAGAAGTATTGCCATCCCAAAAAGGCGCTTGACCCCATGGCTGCCACGTATTCGCCTCCTTCCATCCCACGAAATTGGTATTGGCAGGAATGGTGATGAGCCTTGTAATGCCCACGATCCGACCCAAGACATCAAGGCCATAGCCCACAGCTGTATTGATATTGAGAATTCTGTTGTAGACCAGTTCGAAGTCTTCATAGGGGGATACAGCTGCATTGATAGCGCCAAGCAACGCCAGCATTATGGGGCTGTTGGCATACTGGGAGATTACTGTGAGGCCTAGGTTTTTCATGCGAATGCCACCGTGACCGTTCCTAGGACGGGATACTGGTTGATGTTGAGAGCTTGGTAATTCGCACCAGGCGTGCCGGTTCCCACTTGAACTCCTAAAACTGCCACCCCTGGCAAAAGAGAAGCAATGAGTGGATAAAGCCGAGAATTGTAGAAGGTAGCTCCAATCGCAGCCGAGGCCCCGCCATCTGCTCCTGTGAACCCTGCTCCCAGGCCATTCTGCAAGGTGGCCAACGCAGTATTGGGAGGATTGGATGCTGTGGCCAGCGTGACCAGAACATTGATCGGGGTGTTAATGGCCGCGGCATAATTTACTTGATAAAGCGGATATGGCAGTGGATAAGTAGTGTCAGGAACTTGTGCAACGATCGCAGAGCTCACAGCCTGAGAAGCGAATCCCGTGCCACTGCTGGAGGATGGCGTCACTTGATAGCTACCTACGCCGCCAGGTGTTCCGCTAAGCTGCTGAACGATGGTGTATGGGCCACCAGCAAGCGTGGCTCCAGAAGGAGAATTTACCTGTTGGCCTGCTGCAATGTATCCGGAGTTCGAGCCGTAAGTCATTGCGCTTACGGTCATAGTAGAGCTGGAAGCTGGAAGAGAAGCGCTGTAGTAGGCTGCATCCGTGTAGCCACAGCCCACATCTTTCGCGGCACAGATAGCAGCTGACACTTCAGGCTCGTTTCCTCCTGCTACGCAAATGTAAATCGTCTTGGGCTGGATAGTCATCCCGCCTACGATTTGAGTAAAGGAGCTGTAGTTTTCCACGACGCGAGCATCAAGAGGAACTTGCAGCGGCAAAAGATCTGAGCCAGTATTCAAAATGGCTGCGCGAATTGAGGAGGCTTGACCAATAGAATTGACTTGGAGACAAGCTTTTCTGCGCGCTTCAAACATGATGGAGCTCTCGACATTTTGGCCCATGATTCCCGCAGCGGCATTGGTCACACTATCCCAGCCTGGAATGGTGATGTAAACCGTGTTGACTGCACCGATCGGGCAGGCAATTGGCCCCGCTACAATATTGGCAAAGGTGAGATTCAGTGTTCCGCCTATGCCAATAGTCCCGGTAGAAAGACAGGAGTAAATATTGCCAGCTGCATCCTGCACTTGAGCGCCTGCAGGAATAACTGTTCCTACTGTGCCTGTGCAGGCACAAACTACTTGGGTGCTCGTGGCGGGCAAGCGAGTGAGGCCATAGAGGTAGCCAATGGCATCCTGCATTCTGCCCTGCGAATACTGGGGATCGATCTGCGAAACATACTTGGCCATCATGCTGTCTTTGCCAGCGATGATGGCCGTAAGACTCGAGGCAAATTGGCCCTGTGGCGTAGAAAGCGTGGAGGAAATTGCGGGATTCAGATTGAGAGCTCCGCCACAAGCCGCGAGCATGTCAGCAACTACGCCAGACAGAATAGAAGCTTCATCTGGGACAACAAGGCCCGTGGTGCCGAGCGTAGGCTGGGGCACGTTTGTGGTGAATGCAATAACGAAAGTGGAAGTGGCCATGCTATCCTCCAAAATTGATAGTCAGATTTTGTCCGGAGGTCGTAGCCACTGCTACAGTTCCCGTAAGAATTCGCTGGATATAATCAAACTTGGTAATGGTGACATTGGCCTCGGCGACTGCTGGAACTGTGAGCGCAGCAAGTTGGACCAGATTCTGCACGACGCTGGGGGTATATGCAGGACCAAACACGCTGTTAAAGTAGGGCACGCCAGCAGTCACATCATAATAGAGCTCTCCAAGGAATAGCTTGATGGCGCTGGCCACATCCTGAGCAATGTCCAAGCCATCAGAAAGGATCAGCCAGTTGCCCGACGAATCAAGCGCAAGATCCCAAGTCGAGTAGTTCAAGCCCATAGTGCTCATCCCGTTGGACCTCCAGTGTTACTGCTGCCGCCTTGAACTCCTGTGTGCACGTGGGTTTCAAGATCAATGCTACCACCCTTGATATTACCCGTAGCAGTAAGGCTCCCGGCTAGCGTAGCATTGCCGCCACCACCAGCAGTGCCGGTTCCAGTAAATGCGCCCCCAAAAGTGAAGTTGGAAGTCACGATCAGGTTTGCATCAAGCTGTGTATTCCCCTTGACTTCAAGAGTGGTGTCAAGCGTAGTAGCTTGCTTGACTTCCAGAGTCTGGTCAATAATCACGGGACAGTGGAACTCGCAAACAGTTGCCGTAACATCAATCCGGCCCGTGGAAAGGATGACAATTGAGCCATCAGGATTGATCACGACGTAGTTCTGCGGAGTGGTCTTGAAGTTCCAGCCTCCAAAGTAGATCGCGTCAGCCATATCAAAGCGCCGCGCTGATCCAGGATTTGACTGCTGTCCCGTGTTTTCAACAGCAGAATGATCCCGATCCTGAAAAACACAAAGGCCCTGGTCTCCGACTTGCGGATCACAGATGAAAGCATTCAAACCGCCTTGAATCCGGATATACGGCACGCCGTAGATCACATCGTGGGGCCACGCTCGACCTGAGCCATCCACTGCATTCACGAGAGGCTGCACATCGACAGTTCCCACTGCTGCTGTATTCCCCGTGGTGTGAATGGCCACAACGGAAACTTGCATGGCCACATTCACCAAAGCCAGAGCTTGCTTGATTGCGAACAGGGTTTCATTCACCTCGCCATTGCTCGTGGTCGGCTGCTGTTGTGGGAATATGCTTTCGTCTAATGGCATAATCAGCTCCCCACAGGCGTGGCATAAACTTCAGATTCCCAGCGACCGCTAGGATTCTCGCTTTCCAGGTCGTGGCGAAGACGATGCACGCGCCACGTTCCGCAAGCCATCGGAATAGAGGACTGCACATTCACTAGGCCTCCATAGAGAATGCCAGGATTATAGAGCGTGGTGAAGCGAATGCCCTTCTTGTCGAAAGTCGGATAATCCTTCAGGCCTGTATCAGGAGAAACAAGAGGCGCAGTCCCCTTGCGCGCTTGTCCTCTAGGAGCGATATAGAGAGTTCCGTCATCAATCCCGAACTCGATGTTTGCCGCCGCCGCAATGGCCGCTGCCTGCTGAAATGATGTTCCCCAAAGGTATGGCCTGACCAACTGGGTGGTGACAGGATTGGCCGAGTCCATTTCAAAGGCCAGGCCCATTTGAGAAGCTAAGCCACTCATCAAGCCTGCTGCCGATGTCGCGCCTTTGTGGCCTTTTGGCACAATGGGAGCAATGGAGGGATAGTAGCCGCTTAGGGCTTCGACATAAAAGTAGAGATTCGGAGGAGAGCTGTAGATTTCCCATGCTCCCGTGATATCTCCCTGGAATGCCACCTGCATTCCACTCGCATCACCCGCCATGATCTGAATGGTGTTCTTCTGCACGGCCATGGGCTTGAAAGTCAAAGTGGTGAGCGCATTCATGTCGCTCTGCTGCATCCCGTAGATTTTCAAAGAGAGCTTGTTCTTGCTTGGATGTCCATCTTTCACGATTTCACACTTGGCCCTAAGCTGGGACATCACTTTCGTGTTGCCTCCGGCATCAAAGCTGCCTGAGCCTTTGACAATGCTAATCTGGAGGATCTTTTGGCTGAAGCTCACAAAACCTCCCTCAGATAGATGGACAAGGTGCAATTCTGAGTTCCAAGTGTGACGCTGACCTGCTGCGAGGGCACAGCCTGCAAAGGAATTTGCAGGGAAGGCTGACCAGACTGGATATAGAGCAGAACATAGCGCCCAGTCAAGCCATCATAGGTGGGATCATTCGCGCCTTCGGTGTCAATAAAAATCAGGTCGCCAACAAAGGGCAGGTAGGAGCGCGAGTCAATTGGCACTCCATTGAGGCACGGCACAGCATACCAAACCGGGACGTTTCCGACTTCCAAATCACAATACAGCATTTCAACCCTCGAACAACTTGGTTGCTTGCGCTTTAGCAAGATCAACAGCTTGTCCAGTGGTCATATTCTGGAGGCTTGGCACAGGCTTTGAAGTCTGGGCCTTGCCGCTGCTGGTCTTGCTGGAGGATGAAGGCTGTGAGGCCTTCTTGCTTGTGATCGGAGAAACTGCGGATGTCGTGTATTGGGTGCCAACCTGCCGAATCTCTTTCAAATCAATGAGCACTTCCAGCAAATTGCGGCCTTCTTTTTCAGTCCGCTTACAAGAGCCAGTCACAACTGTGCAGCTTTGATAGATATATTCTGGTGTCCAGACATCATAGAGATTCACGGAGGAGACCGCAGTTCTGAGAGCTGCGAGCAGAGCAGCAATTCTTGCCATGCCTCCAACCCCAAGTCGGACTTTGGCTTCTAGGGGCTCTTTCACTTTGTTGTAAGAATTGAAGGAACCAAGCTCCACGGGAAAGTCGCTGACTTTGGAAGGATCTTTCAAATCAACACTCAAGCAGGTATCAACATCAAACAGCTTGTTCCCGCTTGAGTCATAAATTCCCCAAATGCTTGCGAATGCCGGGGGAGCAACAGTTGGAGAGGGAATTGAAGGCGTCGAGGATGTATTGACAGTTCCAGCAGGAGGCGGCGCGCCGTCCTTATAGTGCACTGTTGCCCCATGCAAGAAAGGCAGGTTGGGCAAATTGGGCAGGTGCAAATCCGGGAGAGAAAAATTCAGAGTCGGGGTGCTGTTGAAGGGCAAGCTGGGAAGTGCGAAACCGTCGGGCATCAGAAGCCTCCATCTGCTTGATCAGCCAGGCCGGTGCTTCGAATAGCACCTGGCATCCCAGCTGCCATTGTTGCCGGATCACCGCTTGGAGGATAGATATTCACTGCGCCCACATTCACTTCCTTCTTGGAGTTGTCAACCTTTCCCCCGCTTCCAGAAGCTGTAGCGGGCACGGCCATCGAGGCATGAGGTGCAGTCGCTCCCATGAAGGAGAACTGATTGTTGAAGGCCAGCGCTTCTTTGCTCGTGGGATCCATCAGTTTGGCTTGTGGTGAAGCTGCAGGAGCCTTAGCAGGAACCTCGGGTGGCAAGCCTGCCACTGCTGCGAGGTGATTGGCCTCAGCCTGCTTCTCAGGAGCCATCGCGAGCACAGGCGAGGGCGCTGGGGGCGCTGCGGGCTGCAGAGCGGCCCCTTCGCTGCTGTGCGACGCTATCGCGCGCAAAGCCTGATGGATTACAGCAGGAGCAGCCGGAGCCCCAAATGAAGTGCCAGAAAGATCTGCTGTCTGCCCTGCAGGAGTAGACTCCGAAGGCTGATCTGCTGAGCCCACATCTTTGGGCCCTGTTTTGAAGAGGCCGATAACCCCCATGATTCCGCTGAGCCATGTGAATTTGGAGGCAATCCAATTGAAGAAGGCTTCGGCCGGCGCTTTCATATTTGCCCAGAGCCGCTTGGCTCCTTCCTCCATCACGAAGAAAGCAAGCGAAGCCCCGAATACGATGCCGTTCCACATGAGCTTGAACATCTGGTTGACATCGCCGCAAAGCTTGTTCCATGCTTTGGAGATTCTTTCTCCATTCATGCTGAACAGTGCTACCACCAAACCTAGCACATCTGCGACTACTGCCCCGATATTCTTGATGTTTTCCCACAAAGCCAGGAGCACGATCAGCACAGTTGAGCCAATCCTATCCCAGACAATCTCGAACCAAAGTCCTACGCCCTTAACCCAATCTACTAGATCATGAAGCCAGCTGTCATTCTGCTGCCAGAGCATATAGAGGCCTGAGGCAACCATGCCCACAGCAAGCGCAATGCCTGAGAGCGTTGCCGTGATACCCAGCATGGGAATCATAGCAATGCCTGCTGCGATGCCTAGAACTGAAACTGCGGCAGCGATCCCAATAAAGGCTGTCTTGATAACCGCCGGATGCTCATTGGCCCACTTTGCCAGCTCCACCATTTTGTCCGTCACATACTTGATTGCAGGAGCTAGCATTTCCACAATGATGCGCCCCAGAGCTCCTTGCGTAAGGCCCAGAGTTTTCTGAGCGCGCTCGAGTTGCTCCATTGCCTCGGCTTCCTCCCGCGTGGGAGTGCCAATATCCTCAACCGTTTTCATCAAATCGCGCAGGCTGCCATCGGCATCATGCAGCATTCTGGTGAAGTCTTCATCTAGGCCCATGCGACGACCAAGCTCGCGGCCTTCCATGAGAGACATGGTTTTCATCTTGCCCTGGATTTGATCCATGATACTAAGGACATCGGCCTTCTGTCCCATTTGAAGATGGATGCCAGCAGCCTGGAATGCCTTGAGGGCTCGCTCTGCCCTGGGCAAATGGTGCTCGATATCAACCAGTGATCCCCCGAGCTGCTTCATGCTGCTATTGAATCCCTCGGCGCTGCCGCCGTTTACGATCAGCGCTCCCTGCCATTGTCCTAGCTTTTCCACGCTCATGCCGATCATATCCGACAAGCGAAGCGTGGCGACCTCTTGTTCCTGAGTGCTGTTGAAAAATTCCTTCAGTTCATGGCCCCCAGCCAGCAGGGCGAACAACTGGCCAACTTTTTCGATGAGCCCCTGGTAAGACTCCTTCATCTTGCCAGCATTCTCCTCGGCATTCCTGCGGAGTTCGTCCTGGTCATTTTTGGATTGCTCGACGCCAGTATGGAATTCTTTGGTGTCCAGTCCAAGCGTGACCAGGAAGGCATCGATAATTGTTCCGCTCATGTCGCCCTCAATCCGGCTGGTTGACCACGTTTGTATTGTGCGCATTCACCATTGCCACCTCGAGCAGATTATACATATCCTCGACTCCATAAACTTCTTGGAGCTCTGCAAAAGTAGCAAGGTGCTTGGTCATGATGATCCCTATGCCTGCGGGAACGTTGGAGTAGTCGATGAGCTGATTCCGGTGCTTGCCGCCAAAGCTTCCGACTTGGATGACTTGGCGGCGAGCAAAAAACCGAAGTGAAGATCCACCCATACCTTGCGGAGCTGGAAGCGCGTGGTGATATCCTCGATGTCGTCTTCCGTGATGGCCCGATCCTTGAGAATCGGATTGTTGCTGTTGGGATCCATCACATAGCGGAAGCAAGGAATCATGTCATCGAGAAGAGGCTCGGCAAGCTCCCAAGGAATGCCTGCAAAAGCACTCATCCCGACAGCAGCCACTCCCATCATGCCTTGCCGCACGGCTGCATCCGACAGATTCACGCCGGACTTGAGCAAAGCAAGCAAAGCACGCGCGGCCCATTTCTCGGCTTTGGTGGCGGACATTTCTCGGATCATGAAGGTCTTGCCCGCATCGCGGCCCTCGATGATAGATATGAGTTCTTCGCGTCGCATGCTATACTCCAGCCGGGGTAAAGGATTCGAAGGTGATTTCAAACTCGCGATCTTGCAGGACTTTCTTGGCCGCAGCCATTGGCATGTAGCCAGTGAGCGCGCCATTGATCCCTACGTATTCCTGGCCAATGCTCGGCAGCTTGATGACTGCACTGGCTGAATAGGCGTCCATGGTAGTCTGCTGCGCCAGATACCAGAGGTCGAAAATCTGGTTGCTGGGGCTGTCAGGCGCAAGTTTGATCTTGATGATGGTGGGATGAGAAGCGAAGCCGATGCTCAGATGGCCATCAACTCCCATCTTGGTCTCCGTGGGCTTGACGTTGTCCGTGGAGAAGGCGTCATCAGCGCCGAACTGCTGCAAGTTCTGCGGAGCGGGAAAAAGGCTGGTGATTGCCAGCGTGAACGATGCATTCGCATCAGAAATGGTATAGGCCATGGCGTTCTCCTTTGGACGGTGGCAGGTTACGGAATCAGGGTGGAGCTGAGGTTGAGCTGCTGGACCGAGCCACCATACATATACCAGAAAGAGCAGGGCGGAGTGGTGCGATTCTGCCTGGACTGAGCAGAGGCAGGAAGAACCTGCAGATACCAGCCGCGAGTGGCCAGGATCCCGTCGATGGCAAGGCCAGCGGCGGCATTCACCTCGGCAATCTGCAGCGAGGAAAGCGGAACACCAGGAGTAATGGAGCCGAAGTTGATGGCAGCCTTGATCGGATCCATGCAGGCGGCCTTGATCATGCCGTAGCCCTTATCCGTGTAGGGAACGCTCTTGGAATTGATGAACAGCTCGATTATGGCCAACTGCAAAGCAGCGTTGAGCTGAATCGCATTGACATACGCATCAAGGTAATTGTAGAGCCCGCTGATTTGGCCATTGTAGAAAAAGTTGAACTGGTTGGCCGCGTTGTCCCAGTTGCCATAGAAGTTGTAACCGTTCAGGATGGCATTGGCTGCGGCAGTGGGGTTCTGAATCACAGGGCTGAGGCCAGTTCCCTGTCGGAAAGCAAAGGTAGCCACGCCATTCTGCTGAGTGTAATCAACACTGGCAACTGCGCCGAGGATGAAAGCAGCCTCGAGTGGATCCTGGTAGCATGCCACGACACCAGCAGCATTCCCCAGAGTGTCTGCCCAGTAGGCAAAGCCTGTATAGGAAGACTGGGGCCCAATGATGTTAGGATCAGAATCATATTCGGCGTAGAAGAACTGGCCGCCCTGAGCTGCTTCCCAAGCAGCAAAAAGTTCCTTGTTGGCGAGCACAGGTTCCCAGGTAGTGGTGAAGCCCACC